CGGGGGCTCAAAATTGACCACTCTAAACAACGAGAAATCGTGAGTTACATCGCCAGCCAGCACCCGCAGCGCCGGGTCATCTCCACCGCAACAACGGGTTGGCTCGGCGATAAGCTTTTCGTCACCCCGCTCGAAAGCGTCGGCACGGGTGATGCGATTTTTCAGTCCGAAAGCTCGTCGAATGGTGAGTACGGCAAAGCCGGCACACTAGAAGGCTGGCAGAAGTCCATCAGCGCAATCCTGCCAGGCAATCCACTTTTTCAGTTGGGCATTGGCGCGTCACTTGCGGGCACGCTGCTAGCGCCTCTACGAGTTTACTCAGGGTGCGGCTTTCACCTGCTCTGGGACAGTTCCAACGGAAAAACCACCATCGTGATGTGTGCCGCTTCAGTCTGGGGGCACGGAAACAAATTCATGCGGAAGTGGGCTGCTTCAGGCAGCGGCTTGGAGGGTCTATCTGCTCTGCGAAACGATTGCCTTGTGCCGCTCGACGAGCTGGGACAGGCCAATCCGGCCATCGTGGGCGAGGTGGTATATGCCATCGTGGATGGAGTCGGGAAACAGCGTGCTGAGCCCACCGGCGCTGCACGCAAGATCCGCCGGTGGCTAGCGATATTGCTGTCGAGTGGTGAGATAACGCTCGAAACCAAGATGCGCGAGGCGGGAAAGCCTGTCCGCGCCGGTCAGGAAGTTCGTCTGGTAACGGTTTCGGCAGGGCGAACTTACGGTGCTTGGGACAACCTCCACAATCACCCCAGCGGACAGGCCCTGTCCGATGCACTCCAGAAGGCCAGCGGGGTTCACTATGGCCACGCCGGTCCAGCATTCGTACGGCGACTGATCGAGCATGGCGATACGGAAAAGCTGCCAGACCTGCTGGATACGATCCAGAAGCGCTTTCACCCGACCTCCAGCCAGGCTGCTCGCGTAGCAAAGAATTTTGCGATCCTCGCTCTGGCACTGGAGCTCGCCACAACCTACGGTTTGCTACCGCTAACCGAGGGCGAAGGGACCAACAGCATGGTGGAGCTCTTTGAAAGCTGGCAGGCCGGGCGTGGGGAAGGTCCCAGCGAGGATCGGCAGATCCTGCGCGCCATCGCCGATTTCATCGACCGCCACGGCGGCAGCCGCTTTCAGTCCACAGCCGTAAGTGCAGAAGCTGTTCGTGACCGCGCGGGCTATTGGGAGCACACCGCCAGCGGACGCATCTACCTATTCACTCGCGGCGGCCTTCAGGATGCCACCCAAGACTTCGAGCTCACTCGTGTGCTGCGCACACTGGACTCTGTGGGGGCCCTCATCAAGAAGGAACCAGGCAAGCTGCAGCACAGGAAGCGGCTCCCGGACGGCAGTAATCCAGGGCTTTATTGGATTCATCCGGCACGCTTGGAGCATGTTGGCTAGTTGCAGTGTTCTATTTTGGTGGGGGAAGGCAGGGAACAGCGGGATCAGCCCGTATGCACGGGGTCTGCGCTTGCTTCCTCCAGCGGGTCGGCACAGGGAACGCCGGGAACATAAGAGAAGGAATTACTCCCTCGGCTCCCTACTGGGAACCAGCACAGGGAACCGCTACAAGCCCCACCACGCCTGCGCTGTCCCTGTGCTCACTGTGCTCCTTGCTCATAAAGCGCATATACCTAAGCCCGTCTCCTTGCAGACAGCCGCATCTTAAAGTCTACCCATGAGCTTGCCTGCCAATCGATTCCGACCACCGCCGCCTCTTTGCATGGACGGAGGCCCCAGATGCAGCCTTGGCAGCAATGCCCGGAACCGCCCACATGAACGCCGTAGAAATTGAACAAGCCATCGATCATCGACCTGGCCAGCCAGCCTTTAAGGAGCTGGAAACTCGTCCTACGCTAGCCAGGGGCCCCCTGGCACGGTGCCGGACCTGAACTCCTCCTCTGGCTGGGAAGCTTTTCCCTACCAGGGACAGATTGTACCCCCTACGCCGAAGTACGCAGGTACTCATACAGGGGGGCCTACTGATGCCGATTCTCGGCCAGAAGCGGCCGGGCAGCAGCGCTCGTAACGGCGGCGCGTCGTCACCCCCGAACGCATTTGCAATGACCGCACACTCGCCGCTCAGCGTTATTCGCGTAAGAAAATCTCGATGCTGCCCTGCTTACGCGGCTCAAAGATGCACCTCGCCGTGTAGCCGATCTCCGTACCAAAAACGTTCTTGGCATCAAAGTTTAAAAGCACCTGGACGTTCCCGGTGGTCTTGGCGGTCGTTGCACTGGTACCAGTGAAACTGTGGAAGTTGACCGAGCTCGGGATGGTCGCGCTCCGTTTCGTCAT